TGTCGGCATTAACGGCATTATCTTGTATCTTATCTGTACTTACTGAGTTCGTAGCTAACTTAGCATTCGTAACGCTACCGTCTACTAAAGAGTTTGTACCTACTGTACCTGTAACTGCCACTCCAAATCCACGCTGAATAACAACGATGTCTTCTCCACCCGTCATGTTCGGGATAATGGTAAGTGTATCAGTGTCTGGGTCTACAGTGTACTCTACAGTTGGTTCTTTAATCAGACCGTCAATACTTACCTCATAAGCTGTGTCTCCAAGGACCTCTGCTCCTGTAACAGTATATGTATTATTCGTACCAGATATAGCAGAGAATACCCACTTGAGTGGAGGTTGAGTAGCACCGCTGGATACCTGAGCAACTTTGTTATCTAAGTATAACTTCGTTACTGCATCTGTTGTATCTGTCGCTGTACCAACGTTTTGTATGCGAAGACCTAAAGCGTCCCACTCTGTGCCGCCTGATTCTTTCTGTAAGGATTGATCGTTCAGCTCTGCAATCTCTTCCGATAGATAACGGTTGTGACGGTAAGCTAAATCAAGTTCAGACTCTGTAAGTACAGACCCGTTAACAAAGTCCACGAGGTTCTGGTTCGGAGCACTGCGTCGTCTGACACGAACATTAGCACCAGCTGTAGCTCCGCTGTCTAAGACAACCTTAGTTGATGGTGTGGCGACGATTGTGAAGTCGGTCGTTTCAGCACCGTTGATTTCTACCTTAACGTGTTCGTCTTCAAGGTACGGGAAAGTAAAGTCAAAGTCGGTCTGTCCGCCTGTTGCTGTATAATCTACGTAGGTGATAGCCATGATGTTAAGTGTATATTATTAATTATTGAGTGAGAAGAGCAAGTCCTTAGTCTAATAGCGGAGCTAATTCAGGAGCTATCACTTTTCTTGGAGCGGTTTCTCCCTCTAGTAAAACTTTCTTAGTTAAGTCTCTTAATAAAAAAAACTGTGCTTTTAATTCAGGGTTTTCTTTTACTAGCTGCCCTAAAGCTTTTCCCCTCAACGCACTAAGGTCTGATTCTATGGTAAGTCGTCTTGCATTAGTTATAGGAGAACCTTTAGGTACTTTACCCATCCTTTGATATTTGGGTTTGTTGTAAGCTTTAATTATTGCATCAGCTGGGTTTAGTTCTGAGTAAATTTGTTGCCAACGGTCGTATAAAGTTTGCTCCAATCCGAAACCGTAATCTTTTTGTACCTTTAATTTTTTTAGATTCAAACCGGGGATTCCATCGTCAGGACGACTAAACTTAAAACGACCTCCTACTTCTGCTAAAATCATTCTAGCTTCGTCTTCCTTAGTAAATAACTTCTCACCTACTTTAGATGCTCTACCTTCTTTCACATCTTTCTTATCGGCTTCCTTCGATCTTAACCTTTCCACTCGGACCGGGCTTAAATAATTTATTGCCTGCCCTACAGAATCGTATTGAGAAGCTGGTTTAGGTATTCCTAATTCATCTCTTTTAGGGTCTAACTCCCTACGAGTACTGGCAAGAGCCATTTTAAACTGTTCCATAGGTTCGTTTATTTCTCTGAGATATGGATCGTTTAACTGTGCAGCAGCTTTCATTATAGACGGTGTAGCCATTCTATTTATAGCTGTGAACAAAGCATTAGCACCACTCTTACCTCCTTCTTCCCATTTACCTCTAAACAACCCGTCATTTAATTCGCTTATATTAGCTAAGTATGTTTTATCAGCTATCAATGTAGTTAAAGCTAATTGAGCAGAACTAATTACCTGTCCTTTTAAATCGTCAGGCATCGAGTTATCTTCCGAAGCTCTTAAAGCAGTAGCAGCTATACCGTATACATCAGCTATAGAACCTAACCGACTCAAGGGTAAATAAGTGTCGCCCATTTGATCCCCACCTGAATTACCTGTATCCCAATATCTTTTGAGAGCTGACATGTTTATAGCGTGTGGCTTCCATCCTGTACTCATTTTAGTTTCACGCTCTTTATAATCCTGTGGTCCAGCTCCAGTCGTTATACCTTGATCTGCGAGATATAAAGCAGAAGCCCATAAACCAGCACCTACGATCTGCCTGCCTCTAGCTTGTGCTCTGATAGATGGATTGTCGCTTCTTAATTCGTCTAATGTTCTTTTAAATGTAACTTTATTAACACCCGGAAGAATAGCTAAACCAGATGCTGTACCTCCTAACTCCATAAACATGTTAGTAGGAGTTCTTAAAAATAACTGAAGCAATTCCAAAACACTCGATTTCTGCCTTAATTCACCTAGCTTTGTAGCACCCGCCTCTAGTACACCGTAGTCACTGCTTAGTTCTCTTTGGAATGTTATTTTATCTCCAAAGTCCTTCATGTATTCTATTTCACTAGCCAGTTTATTTGACCAGTTATCTCTAACATAATTGTTGAAATAATCTTTTGCTTCGTCAGCTTTTAATCCTTGCTCTCTAATTTGCGACATGGCTTCCATTTCCACATCGTTCTTCGTTTTAAATCTTTTCCCGTCAACAAAATACCTAGATAGCCTAGACTCCATGTAATCTTGTATCTGACCTACAGGAGCCTCCCCTCTTTTAACTAGTTGTTTATATTCTTCAGCTAACAACGCACGAGCTTGAGCCTTACCAAATAAGTGTCTATAGAACTCATCTTGAAATACTAAACCTTTAGGACCGAAGGCTAGAAGCTCTCCTGTATTTTCAATGGTTTCTCCTATAGGTCCTGATAGTCCAGTAGCCTCCATAGCCAAAGCTCTTTCACCTATCTTCTCGTAGTGGTTATTTAAAGACATCGACCCTTGAGAATTAGCAGCAGCTAGTTTAGCAGCTCGAAAAGCATCATCTATTCCGTGTAACAAATACTTACTGGTTCTTAGAGCCATTCTAGTCTGCTCTAAATTACCTGTAGCTAGTCCTCCGACCCCTTGAGTCATTAACGAATAAAGAGTCATCATGGCATTACCACCAGCTGCAGCAGCTTGTGTAGGAGGAGCACTTAAAACACTATCGTAAATTAGTTCTTTACCTACTCTACCAAACTTTTCACCTGTTGATCTCTTACTTATTTCTAGCAGTTTTCCTAATTTATGTGGGTCCCTTACTAATCTTATTTCATTTAGGAAAGCTTTAACATTCTTTAACCCGCCTAGTTTATCTAATTCCTTTTTAATTTCACTTGGGTTTAATTTCTCTGGATGCTTAATAAGTTCCTCAACTAAATCCTTTTCGGCTTTTAATGCTTTGCGTTCTATTGAATTTATATTCGCAGCCATTTGATCTCTAGCCACTTTTCTGCTCTGTAATAATTTACCTGAAGAGCTGGATATAATAGATGAACCTTCTGCTAATAACTGTACCCTATCCAAATCTGCCATTATTTCTAAAGCTATAGCAGGATCGTTTAAGTCTGTATTAGCATCTATTTTTTTATACAAATTATCAAAAGCAGATAAAGTCATACTATCAGCCAAAGCAGCTTTAAATATAATATCTTCTGTCTCTTTAGCTATTTGTTGAACAAACTTAGTTTCATCTAACTCAGGGTCTAATCTCTTTCTTAACTCTGTTACCTGTTTTATTAGAGATTCTTTATCAGTCTTAACACGGCTTGTTTTTATCTTATCGCTTAACTGTTCAAGTACACCAGCCATAGCTCTTTGTACACCTTCATCCGTAGTAAAAGCAGCTAAGTTAAGTGGTATAATTTCACTCTTTCCCTCTAGTAATTTAGACAAGTCTTCATCACTCATCCCCATTCTTTCCAAAGCTTCTAGCTTCTGTTCAGGTGTGAGCTTAGTGGGTTGAGTCGGTTGCGGGGCTACTTCTAGTTCAACAGCTTTTTCTGCGGTCGGTGCTTCTATCTGTTTAGGTGTAGCTTCTGGTTTTGGTTGTGATTGAGAAAACTTTTTATAAGCATTCGTAGCTTTCTCCATTTGAGTTCTAAACAGAAACTCAGCGTCTTCAGCTTCTACTTGTGTACCCAATGACCTCTGCTGTGCTTTAAGAAAATCTTTAAATTGATTCTCCAAGCCGTGCTTCTTTATAGCTTCAAACGCCATAGCCACTTTAACATTAGCCATGTCGTTATCAATTTTAACTTGATCCCATACCTTACCAAATAAATCGTTAAATGGATCGTCTATAGCTTCGGGGTCTTT